CATATCTGAGAGCATGAAAATGTTCCGTGCAAAGTATGACTTTGTTACGGTAATGAGCATTGATGATTATATGTTCGGCGGTCTGCCACATATGGAGGTGAGCGTGAAATGAAGATAGGTCAGCCTATGGACAGCAGGGCTATCACTTGGGATAAATCCTTTGCAGGCAAGTATTCAGAACGTTTTGATAAGGCTCAAAAGTTCATTGACGCCGAGTGCATAAGGCATATGGTGAAGTATACACCTACCCTCAGCACTAATCTGAGAAAGTCTGCCACGAGAGGCACAAAAATAGGCAGCGGCAAGATACAGTATCTTGCACCTTACGCACGCTATCAGTATTACGGCAAGCTTATGGTATCCTCTGTTACAGGCTCGTCTTACGCCCGGCATGGAGAAAAGAAAGTGCTGACGGACAAAGACCTTGTTTACAGCACTTTTAAAGAGCCACTTGCAGGCAAGCTTTGGTTTGAGCGAATGAAAGCCGACAAGAAAAAGCAGATACTCAGAGGAGCGGCGGCGATAATGGGAGGCAAAGTGAAATGAACATAATCAAGCTTGTGAAAGATATTTTGCAGCAGTTTCCGAAAATATCGGAGGTCTGCAACGATATCCATATCGACTTTACCGACGATACGCCAACAAATTACGGCTTGTCCTCGACAGGCGACAGCCTTATAAGTTCTGATATTTTGGGCGGTCAGACAAGACATCATAACTTCATTCTCTATGCTGTGTATCAGTCTATGAACGACTTTGACAGAATGTCAAACAGCGGCGTACTGCTTGAATTGCAGATGTGGCTTGAAAGCTATGCAGACAAGCACCGAGATACCACGTTCACTACCACGACAGAGGACGAGGAAAGGACAGGCGTTCTTGAAAAGCTCACCTGTGCAAACGGAATGATATACGCAATACCAAATGAAAACACAAACGATA